ATCGAAAAAAGTATTGAGAAAATGCAAGCCGAGCTTTCGGCGATGCCGAAAAACTACGTTTTGAAATCTGATTGTCATCGTCAAGAAGACCAAATAACCGGTCAGCTCATGATGATTAATCGCAAGCTTGACGAATTGGCAAAGGAGGTAAAGAACAATGCTAGAAACTGATGAATTGAGGCTTGCAGAAGTTCAGGCAATACGCCGGGGAATCTTGCGGATATTGCATTTATCTCAGCCATTCGGCGCGAACGAAAAGACAATCAGTAACAGCCTGTTGGGTGGCGGGTTTATACTTTTGCCCGGCGAAGCTAGAGGGCATCTCGAATACTTAGACAATCTTAAAGCAATAGAAATTCTCGATCGCGATAGAGCGACTTGGGCGGCTAAGATTTTGCCTTACGGCGTCGATATCGTTGAGTTTGCTGTTAAAGCGCCCGCCGGAATTGCCAAGGAGTAAGCCATGCCGATAAGAAGCTCTGTTCTTCAGTTGCCTCCCGAGGTGAAAGAATGGCTTGATCAAAATCTTATTGAAAGCAACTTTTCCGGTTATGAAGCCCTTTCAGATGCATTGAGTGAGAAAGGCTACAGCATCAGCAAATCCAGTATTCATAGATATGGTAAAGATTTTGAGGCGAGCCTTGCCGCAATCAAGCTTGCTACCGAGCAAGCAAAAGCTATCGTTGAGAGTTCGCCGGACAACGAAGGGAATATGAACGAAGCTTTAATTCGGCTTGTTCAACAAAAATCGTTTGAAGTTTTGACTAAGCTTGAACCAGATGATGGCAAGGCTCTCGCAAATATTGGCAACATGGTCAGTTCTCTCGCAAAATCATCAGTAGCGGTTAAAAAATATGCTGCTGAAATAAAGTCAAAAATCGAAGAGAAGTTTAAGATCCTTGAGACCGCTTCTACAAGCGGTAAGAGCGGCCTTGACCAAGAAACCTTACGCCGAGTGCGTGAGGAAATATACGGAATAGTGGCATGAAAAGTGCAATACAGCTTTATGATTATCAACAGAGATGGCTTTTAAATAAGAGCCGATTTAAAGTCGGTATGTTTGCTCGGCAAACAGGTAAAACATTTACAACTACACTCGAAATTGCTGATGACGTAATGGAAGCTGAACTTGCCGGCAGACGTTCGCGATGGGTTATTTTGTCGCGTGGAGAGCGACAGGCAAAAGAAGCTATTAACGAAGGTGTCAAAGTTCACATGCAAGCATATGGACTAGCAGTGGAGGTAATAGAAGGTGAATTTAAAGCAGGTGATATATCTTATTCCTCGCTTGAAGTTTCTACTCCGGGGGGCTCGAAAATCACGGCTTTACCGGCGAATCCTGATACAGCTAGAGGTTTCTCTGCTAATGTATTTCTTGATGAGTTTGCTTTTCATCGAGATTCTAAAGAGATTTGGAGAGCTTTATTTCCAGTAATTTCAAAGCCAGGATTAAAGCTAAGAGTTGTTTCAACGCCTAATGGCAAGGGCAATAAGTTTTATGAGCTAATGACGAGCACGAAGAAAGACTATGAAGTCTGGTATAGACAGACTACCGACATATATGAAGCAGTAAGAGACGGATTGGAAAGAAATATTGAAGAACTACGCACAGGTCTTGATGATGCTGATTCTTGGGCACAAGAATATGAATTGCGCTGGCTTGATGAAGCAAGTTCTTGGCTGCCATACGAGATGATTAACGGCGTTGAAGACGCAGAAGCAGGACAGCCCGAAAAGTATGCAGGCGGTCCTTGTTTTGCTGGAATAGATATTTCAGTGAGAAACGATTTATTCGTTGTCTGGGTCTTTGAGAAAGTCGGCGATGTGCTTTGGACACGTGAAATAATAGCTGGCAAGAACATTAGTTTTGCCGAACAAGATGCGCTGCTTGATTTAGTGATGCGCAAATATCATATCGTGAGAGTTTGTATGGATCAGACGGGCATGGGTGAAAAGCCAGTTGAAGACGCGATACGGCGATACGGTTCGACTAGAGTTGAGGGCGTTTTATTTACAATGCAGAATAAGCTTGCTTTAGCAACAATCGGCAAAGAGGCTTTTCAAGACAGAAGAATTAGAATACCAAGAGGCAATCAGGCGTTACGTGACGACCTGCATAAACTTAAAAGAGTAGCTTCTGCTACTGGTGCGCCTCGATTTTTAGCAGATTCAGACAGTGCCGGGCACGCTGATAGAACCTGGGCATGTTTTCTTGCTCTGAACGCTGCCTTTACTCCTCAGAAAGTAATCGAATACGAATCTGTCGGCTCAAGACGTGAATTTACTCGCAAAAGTATGAATGACTTCATCGGAGACTATGACTAATGACAACCAAGAAAACTATTTCCAGTGATTTGACAATCGAAGTAGCATCAATTCGTGATGATATTCTGTTGTTTGGCGGAGTGCTGCCGAACCCTGATAAAGTAGTAGCTAAACGTGGCCACGGTAAAGGGCTTGAGATATACGAAGACTTGGAAAGTGATGCTCATGTAGGAGCTGTTGTTGCTAAGCGAAAGCGTGCTGTTATCGCTCGTGAGTGGATGGTTAATGAAGCAGATGATTCAGATGAAGCAGCAGCTGCTAGTGAATTAGTAAGAACCTGTATTTCTAAGATGAGTTTTGACCGAGTAACCGAAAACTTTCTTGATGCAGTCATGAAAGGCTATGCGGTGGGTGAGGTGATGTGGATTAACGACACTGAACTTGGCATTATTCGCCCAGCAGAAATTAGATCTAGAAATCCACAGCGATTTATTTTTAAAGTTGTAGATGATGGTTTTGAGCTGCGGTTAGTGACTATGAATAGCCCTGTTGACGGCATTGCTCTGCCCGATCGTAAGTTTGTTGTTTTTACTTACGACAAGAGGTATGAAAATCCCTATGGAAATGCTGTTGGCAACAAGGTTTTTTGGCCTGTATTCTTCAAGCGCAAAGGTGTTACTTTTTGGCTGACCTTTTGCGATAAATTCGGCTCTCCAACGTCTGTAGGCAAATACCCTGTCAATGCAACATCGAGCGAACGAAAAACACTTAAAGAGGCTCTCGAATGTATCGCCAATGACTACGGCGTTATTCTGCCAGAAGGTATGGATGTTACTTTGCTTGAAGCGACAAAGACAAGCACTGACACATATGAAAAGCTTGCTAGGTTCATGGACGAGCAAATATCTGAGGCAGTGCTGGGTGAAACCGGCACAACAAATCAGCAAAGTTCAGAGGGCAGTCGTGCTAAAGATCAGGTGGGTAATGAAGTAAGACTTGAAACTGCTAAATCTGATTCAGATGCGCTTTGTGAGTGTCTTAACGAAACTCTGGTTAAATGGATAATAGAGCTAAACATGCCGGGCGCACCGATGCCAAAGCTCTGGCGAAACTTTGAGCAAGAAAAAGACTTAAACACTAAAGCAGACCGCGATTCTAAGCTAACTCAAATGGGCGTAAAGTTTAGTAAGTCATATTATCAAAATGCTTATAATCTCAAAGATGATGATTTTGAGTTAATCGAAATGCAGACTATGAGCATGTTATCTGAAGAGACTGCCAACTTTGCAGCACCTGCCGCTAAAGTAGCTGACGCAGCACAAGAAGCCGTTGATAATTTCCTTGGCGATATGTCACCGGAAGAGCTACAGGCACAGATGGACGGCATTTTAGCCCCAATTATTAAACTAATAAACGATGGCAGCAGCTATGAAGATATCATGTCAGGACTCGTTGAGACTTATGACTATCTCGACACAGAGACTCTTCAAAACATGCTTGAGCGCGCGTTTTTCGTAACCTCAGTGTGGGGGCGGTTGAATGGCCAAAAATGACATTCTGACAGCAGCTTTTAACCTGCCGCCCGAGAAAGCTATTGAGTATTTCAAGTCAAAAGGCTATCAAATCAGCTTCGACTGGCATGACATGCTACAAGATGCCCATACAAAAGCTTTTACTGTTGCTGGCGTAACAAGTCTTGATGTGCTTGTCGATATAAGAAAAGCAGTCGAAACGGCGCAGCGCACAGGTAAAAGCTTAGAGAGTTTTAAACAAGAATTAAAACCGCTGCTTAAGAAAAAGGGCTGGCTTGGGAAAAAAACGATAACAAGACCTGACGGCAGCAGCAAAGAAGTTGATTTATCTCAGCCTTGGCGTCTTAAAACTATTTATCAGACGAACATGCAGACCGCTTACATGGCAGGGCGATATAAAGGAATGATGGATGTTGTCGAGACACGTCCATATTGGAGATATGTCGCGGTTATGGACGGCAGAACCAGGGACGAACACCGAAGGCTGCATGGCAAAATTTTAAGATATGACGACCCGTTTTGGGATAAATATTTCCCGCCTAACGGGTGGGGTTGCAGATGCCGCATTGTTTCTGTGTCGAAGTTCGAAGCAGATAAAAAGGGGTTGGAAATAATAAAAGGCGAAGACATGGCCCCAGCTGCCGCTCTGACTGTGCCGCCGGAATGGCAGTATAACCCCGGCAAAAGCTTCTGGAAACCGGATACTAAAAAATACTCCGGCTGGGAAAGAAAAAAAGTTGAAGAGATAGTTGCAAAAGCAAACGAATTTAAGAATAACGTTGAATTTGTTAAAAATGTTGATTACAATAACGAGAAGGAGATCTTGTCTGCTCTGCGAGAGCAAGAAAAGATTATTGTAAGCCAAGATTTCGAATCGGCTGTCGTGGTAACGAAAACCGGCGAGGTCTTTAAGGTGAATGGCGATAGCAAATTTGTTCACCCCGAGGTCCTTGGTGATTTAAAAGGCGCTTATGTCACACACAACCATACGGCTAATGAAACTGAGTATTCATTTAGTGAGGACGACTTTGAGTTATTTCGAGATAGTGGTTTAAAAGTTTTGCGTGGCGCAGACGTGAAATATGTATACGAGCTTACGCGCTTGAACAATGTGATGGATGATTGTGAAGATTACTCGGTCAAAATCTTGAATCCAGAAAACTATCGCCACTCATGGATCCAAATGAGGGCAAAGCAAAATGGCTTTGGTTACAAAAGGAAAAATCGATGACAAATATTAACGAAGAGTTGGCTGAAAAAGAATTCGCGGTGTTACGGCAATGGGATTTTGAAGAATTAGAACGCATTATAAAAAAATATCCCAGCAATGGTGGTTTAGACGGAAATCAACCTAGGAAGGACGAATATCTCAAGCATAAGAAGCTTTTTTTTGAGAAATTAGCTATATTGCGCAAAAAATACGGCATACCTGAACCCGAAACAAAATGACCAACATTGAATTAACCCTTGATGATAAAAACATCCGTGCCTTACTTAACGCACTTTCAAAGCGTTGCGAAGATACGTCCGGTGTAATGAATAAAATCGCCGAAGAAATGCGCAAAAGCGTTGACGAGAATTTTGAAGTCGGAGGGCGATATTCTTCACCGGACAGCATGATAGGCGGAAAAAAGAAATGGAAGCCTTTGAGTAGGGCAACTAAGGCAATAAAAAAACGCCAAGGGAAAAAAGGCCCATACCAAATTCTCGTTGATTCTGAACAGCTTGTGGGTTCGATAAGCACGAAATACAGCAAAGATTTTGCCGAGGTAGGCACTAACAAAGAATATGCCGCCGCTCAGCATTTTGGCAGGCCTGCCGGTGTTGAGGCGTTGATTGGTGCTCATATTAGGCACGTTAAAGGGCGCGGCCAAACTTTCGGTAAGCGCGGCAAGCTTGGTAAAGAAAAGACTTTAAAAAGGGGTGTTTCGGTTAGGGCACACATGCGAAAAATGCCCGCAATCCCCGCTAGGCCGTTTATGACGATTCACCCTGAAAGTATCGAAGTCATCAAAAACACTTTGCTTGATTATTTACTTAAGCCGGCGTTTTAATTTGGACACATGGTTTGACAATAACACATAACTAAATCTCTCTTTTTAAATAAACGGCTAATTTTAAGAGATTCGTTGTTCTTGTAATACAAATTACCTGTTTCACATTTCGATTCAAATTTAAGCCGTTTACGCTAAAAATTCGGGCACTTTTATAATGCCTCGTAATTCAAAATATAACAAAGTCTTCGCTAAAAACAAAAAACAATAAAACTTTATGAAATGTTTCACCTGTCTGTGAGCCTTTCCGCGCGTTAAATTAAAGGTATCGTATCTTAACTTAATTCGGAGGCTTTCATGAAAGAGAAGGTTTTAAATGTTTTGCGATTGCTTGCCTTGTTTTTGTTTTTTGTCGTTGTCGCCTCTATAGCGGGTGAAACGAGATTTTTCATACCGCACAGCACACGCACAACCAGTTCTGACTATGTCGTGCCGGTTATTTCTATGCCAACCGCAGGGTTTTTGTCTCCTGCAACGGCAACTGTTTCTGTTCCCAAAGATACAGCCGTTAAGATTCCTGTTTTACCGACCGGCACTAAGCAGCTTCGTATTTATGTGAATCCCGGCGAGGATATTAACTTTGGCCCGGCCAATGTTGCCAGTGGCACGACATACCCCGGAATTGCAAGCGGCAGTCTTTCTGACCCGATTATTGTTGGAACCCTTACCCCCGACATTTATCTGATTGGCAGAACCGATGCCGCAACCGCGACCTTGATTTGTCAGTGAGGTGATTAAATGAATATTATAGAGATTTTTCGACCGGGTAAATTTAAAGCCATGAACGGAAAAGAGATCGAGTTTAGCTCAGCAATGCTTCAAGATATTGCCGATATTTACAATCCTTCGGTCTCTCAAGCGCCTTTGGTTATCGGGCACCCTAAGGTCGAAGACCCTGCTTACGGGTGGGTTAAAAACCTCAGCTTTGCTGATGGAAAGCTTAAAGCAGAGCCAGAGTCAGTCGTGGAAGAGTTCGCCGGAATTGTCTCTGCAGGGCTATACAAAAACGTATCGGCAAGCTTTTTTGCTCCCGACCACCCGGCTAACCCGGCGCCGGGAAAATACTATTTAAAGCATGTTGGCTTTTTGGGGGCAACTCCGCCTGCGGTCAGCGGCTTAAAAGCAGTAAGTTTCGCGAGCGGCGATGAACAAGAGATTTGCTTTGAATTTTCGGCTGCTCCACAAAATACAAAGGAGAACGACATGAAGACTAATGAGTTTGCTGACAAAGAAAGAAAGCTTCTTGAAAGAGAAAAGGCTATTGCCGCGAAAGAGGCTGAATTAAAAAAGGCCGAATTTGCCGCTTTCGTAGATGAGTTAAAGAAAGACGGAAAAATTATACCGGCGCAAGTTTCGGGTTTGGTTGAGTTTGCGATGGGACTTGACTCGGATAAAACGCTTGATTTTGCCGGAGATAAAAAAACACAGACAGATTTTTTTAAATCATTTTTGAAAAACCAGCCCAAAGTTGTGAATTTTGGTGAGTTTGCGCCTGATTCCACAACCGCCGAGGTCAAATTGAGCCCGGTTCAGATCGCAGAGAAGGCAGAGGGCTTAAGAAATCGCCTCAAAGATGAAGGATTGTTGATTTCCTACGCCGACGCAGTTGTAAGAGTATCAGGAGGTGAAAAATAATGTATCACAGTTTAACTAAGAATTATTTGGCAGAAGACGCTACCGCAGCGTATTTGATTGCAAAGCAAGGCACTAATGACAACCAAGTGTTGAAGTCGGGTGCTGCGGCCGCTAACCAGCTTGGGGTTGTTTGTCAGCCCGGAACTGTCGAAATAGGCGACCGCGTTGACGTTGTTTTGCTTGGCGAGGCCGAGGTGATGTGCGGTGGTTCGATTGACAGCGGTAAATCGTTCACTTCGGACACAGCCGGCAAAGCTGTCGCCGCAACAACAGGACAAAGAGCACTCGGTATCGTTTTAGAAACGGGCGAAAAAGATGTAATTGTCAGATGTTTGGTAGCCCCTCACGCGGCAGCTTAATTAAGGAGAGAATAACATGAGTAAATCCCTTTTTCCGATTGATCCGGTGATGACAGCGATTGCAATCGCTTATCGCAATAAAAGGCTTATCGCAGACGAAATATTTCCTTATGTCCCGGTTGGGAAAAGCCTGTTTAAATACCTCAAGTTCGACCTTGAACAAGGCTTCACTTTACCCAACACTTTTGTCGGTCGCAAGTCAACGCCGAATAAGGTTGAATTCAGTGGCTCGGAAGTAGAATCTTCGTGTGCTGACTATTTTCTCGATGATGTAATTCCACAGTCTGATATCGATGATGCGCCCGAGGGTGTTAATCTGATCAATAATGCCAGTGAAGGCATTATCGACCTGATTTTGCTTGATCGTGAAGTTCGTGCAGCCGGATTAACTTTTGATGCCAACCAATACGCTACTGAAAACAAAGCAGCTCTTTCTGGCAGCGATCGTTTCGATGACTATGTAGCT